AGCCTAAAAGAACAGTAAGAAATGCGGACAATGCTATGTTCTTCATATCTTCTCTCCTACAATTATCCAATCATTTGCTTCAACATCATATATATCAAACACCCATTCTTGGATTACTAGTCTATCTTTGTGCTGAGGGTGTTTTTTTTCAAAATCATGATAAGCACAATATTGATAAATTATTTCTCTTCTTTCCTCATACTCATTATCCTCATAACCCAATATAAAGTAACAATATCCATCGCATTCACTAGATCGGCAAACTTTTTTACCTTCTCTCATCTGTTGAATGGCTTCTGTAATATTCATATTTCCTCCTAAAATTGGTACAAAGCTTTCAAGCCGCTCAAAATGATATTTCTTCATCATGCAGCTTCACCTCTGGCATAACTGCCTTTGTGCCGCTTTCTATCTTGTACCTGCCATTACCTTGCTCTGTTGTATCCGTCTTTTCCTTTGGATACGTTAGAATATTGAACTCGGTTACTAACACTTCGATATTTGCTTCAGCTGTTCCGCTACTAGTGGTATAAGCTTTTGTCTTAGGTATTCCTCTGACAAACAAGCCCATCTTGTCTTTTACATACTGCTTGATTAGCTTGGACATTGTTTCAGAACTGGATTTGCACTCAAACCAAGTGGTGTCCTGTTTTTCTTCTCCATTTTTGTTTTTATATTTCTTATTAACGCTAAGTTTGAACGTTACCCAATTCGGATAAAATTGTTCATTCGGACATTTTGCATCTTGGTACACGTAGCCTATTAACTGTATTTCTGCACTATTACGCATTTTTGTTTACCTCTTCTTTATTATCTTTATCCAATGACTCTACTAGAGTATGGGCTACTGTCGATAGTGCTTCGGTAAACTCATCACTGCTCATAGTTTCTAAAGTTTTTGACAAACGTTTCCGTTCTTCTGAATTCATATTAAAACCCTCCTGTGGTTTCTGTAAATTTTGTTATATTTCCTTGGTACTTTAAAACTACACTTGCTAAACTACCGCTTCTATTTTTGGCTACTATTATTCTTATTAATTTTTCTGATTTATTAAGATGACTAGGTTGCTCATCTGGTTTATGTAAAAATATTACGATATTTGAGTCTTGCTCTATAGAACCAGAATCTCTTAAATCTGATAACATTGGGGTTTTATCTTCTCGCCTCTTATGTTCCCTTGATAGCTGAGAAAGGATAATTATAGTGATACCAAGCTCACTAGCTATATTCTTGAAATTTGTAGTAAGGTACTCAATCTCGGCAACTCTGTTACCTCTTGCTTCATTAGATAAATGAATCAACTGTAAATAATCAATAATTACAACCTTCATATTTTCCCTAATACTTAGCTTGCGACATTGTAGATAAAAACTGCTCAAGTCCCTTATTCTATCGGTAAAGATTTGTATATCGTCAGAAGTCTTCTCAATGTATTTTCTTGTAGTACTGTATCTTTCCTCTTGCCTATTATTATCCTTTTTAGAAATATCGGTTTTAATAGAAAAAATTCTTTGGAAAATCTCATCTTTATCCATTTCAAACGACCAAAAACCTACTTTGTAACCTTGTGCCGTAATGTTTAAAGCCAAGTTAACCGCAAAGGCACTCTTGCCAACACCAGTACCAGCTCCAATAGTAATAAGTTGACCTGGTTTAAAACCTTCTATTATTTCATCTAGTGATTTAAATCCAGTGCTAATACTTGATATTTCCTTTTTGTTTAATGCTGATAGTGCATCAGTTTTATAATTATGCTCCTTATCTGCAACAGCCATATCTAAAATATCGTTAGATTTTTGATTGATACTATTTACGACCTCTCCTAAATTCTTCACATCTGAAGTATTTAAAATTTTGCTCATAGCTGCTTCGTACTCTACAAACATAATCCGTCTCAGATACTGCTCCTGAACTTTTTTAAATACACCTTCCGCTATAACATCCGTTCCTATAAATGTTACGGCTTGAGTTAAACAACTAGAAACGTAATCTTGCCTTTCTACTTTTAACTCTGGTGCAAGAGCCTTCCAATCTTCTTCTGCAATAGAGTTAACCTTAAAATGAATCTCGCTTACCGATTGAGCTTGATCAAGACAAGATAGGATAATTTTAAAAATATGTGCAGCGTATGGAGTCAAAAAATATTTAGGCTGGAGCATCCTACTCCCACTAAGAGCAGCCTGTTCGTCTTGCAACATATGACCTATTGCAGTCCTCTCATTCTGAACGTCAATCTTTTGGATTTCTTCTATTTTTGTTTGGTATTCTTGATACATAATTCCCCCTAAGCCCATTGGATTCTACCGTTGTTAAACATATCTTCTAATTCTTTCATCTCCTCTATTCTTTTAGCTTCAATAGATTCTAATTTCTCTTCTTTTGTATACTCCATTTCACCGTTAACAACCTTAGTCATGTAGCTAATAAAGCCAGCTTTCCCCCCAAGAATTAGCTTGTTTGGATATTTCGCAGCAATATAGCTAAACAAACCTACTATCCGTTCGTGAGTAAAATGAGTTTTTTTGCTGGCAAGCCTTATTTGCTCAATCATTGATTTGGAATAACTAAACTTTGAAAGTGGTATACCCCAGTAAGTACCGCTCTTGTCCGTAATACTAATTCTGTCCTTAAGGGGGTTAAATTGGTGGATCGTAGCTTGTTCTTGCGATTTTGCCTCTGTTTGAACAATATCATTCGTTGAGGTAGGTTGCGCAATCTCTACCTTAGAACCGTCTTTTGCTAAACGCTCAACATTAGCCTCAATAAAGTCTGTGTTTTTTGTAGAAAAACAACTGGAATCTAAAAACTGATTTTTCTGATTATCAGTAATATCATTTATTATATTCTTCTTTGTATTCTTATATATAAATATAGAGGGGTCGACATTCCTGTTTACCATGGTCGACATTTCAGTTGATGATGGTCGACATTCTTGAGTGCCATCCTTACTTCTTTTTCCCTCATTTTTTTGTTTAGCTTCTTCCATTTTTAAATCAAAATTAGAGGCTCTTTCTATACGAATTTTATCTCTGTGAATTACTCCGTTAATTACATGAATATTTTTAAACTCGGCTTCGATATAGAGGCTAATATTATAAAAAGTTCTTTTAACGGTAATAGGATGATTTTGCCTTGGGAACTTTGTATCTAATAAGTATTTATAAGTGCTAGTAGCAATATTATTATCCTTCGTCCACTGAATGCATAAATCCAACAACAAACAGTCTTTTTCGCTCAACAACTCTCCATTGGGACGTATTAAATGACGATAGTAAGTTTTTCTGGATTCATAAGTATTTGTTCTGCTCATGCCCTAGCCTCTTTTTTTATCGGCAAGCTACTAGCTACCCTTTTCTTTAGCTCCTCACCCAATTCACGCTGAGCTTTTAAGAATGCAACCTGCTTAAAGTGTTCGTTCGTGCTTTTTTGAGACTCTATCAACTCACAAAGTATTTCATTAGGACGTACTGTTGCGCTCATTAGAGCATTAAACTCATAGTTTCCCTCTTTGTAGTAGCTTTCCCGAGCAATTTTCCAAGAGTTCGTTATATTTGCAGAAAGAGCGGCAATTAACTCCACTGCTGTATAGTTTTGGTATATGTTCATATTCTCCTCTTTAATTGTTCTGAAAAACTAAGCGACTTTGTAGGCTCACCGATTGTAAAAGCCCCGTCACTAACTACCTGAATCCATTTGACCAATTTGTGGATATCCACCTCCTCATTTGCCAGCTCTAGATAATCAGCTATTCTTTTCTTGGATATGGTTTTAAGTTTGCTCATGCGTTACCACCTTCTACTATCAGGGGTTCAGGTAATCCTAATTCTGTTTGTATCAGGACGTGTATATACAGTTCCAATAGGTCAAAACCGACTAAGTCTTCTCTTTGAGTGATCATTTAAACCTATCCGTAGTTAACTCTTTGATACTCAGTACCAGCGCCGCTAAAGTCTCCGAATCCCTTACGAAGAGAGCATTATTAGTCTCTTTATCGTGGATCATCCGCATAATGCGTTTTGCTATCTTGTGTAAATCAATCATTAGACTTATCCGTTAAATGTTCCCTGTTATCTAGTAGTGGCACCAGTCTAATCATGCTTCGCCTCCTTCTACCATTACAGGAGGCGGCGATTCTTTTTCACTTATATTCAATATGAAAGTTGTTATAGCCTTGACAGCCTTCAGCAGATTGGCATTACTGCTCCTAGCCTCTCCTGCTTCAATCATCTGCATAATTTGTTTGGCCATCGTCTGTAAGTCAGTTATTGGATCAACAGGTTTGACGTATACTTTCTTACCCCCTGTTTTTGGGTCATGATCATCCCGTGTTTCGATATAATGTTTTTCATCGAGAGCTTCGATGTTTCTTTGAAGTTGTCTAACCTTATATCCGAGTGTTTCTGCCCATTCAGTTTGAGGTAAATGAAAGTAGCCGTCAAAATCTGGTTCTTCGTATGACAAAGCTATCCGTAGCAACTTTGCAGAGTCGGTAATGTCTTGTTTTAGGAGGAAGTAAAATGATCTTTTATCAAGTGCCATATAATTTTTCTATAAATGTGTTTGACACCTATAGAAAAAGTTGGTAGGGTTACGTCATATATGACGTAACCCTCTAGACAGAACCTTCTTGTTTAGTAGTTTCGTTCGTATGTACCAAAACCTAAAAAAGGGTTGGTTTGTACTTAAAAAGTACTTCTTATTTAAAAACTCGCTCGGCAGCAACATTTTTAAAATAACACTTAAGAGTCTTTATTAATTTAGAGGCTCTTTTTTGTTGCCTTTAAATTAAGTTAAGCTCAACTAACATAACTACTACAAGAAACTTATCTACCAATCCTTCTATAGATAATCTCTTAAAAAAATAATTCCTCAAGCATAGCACGGGCAACGTATTACGCAAGCTCATTTAGTTAAAGAACAAGTCTTTTATTAATAATCCTAAAATTAAAAATCCCATAGCACTTTGCCATTTCATGTTATGAGTAATAATATTCATTTCGGATTTTAGTTCAGATATATCGGATTTTAATTCTGTTCTTAGTTCTGATATCTCTAATTTTAGATCAGCTTTTGTAACTAATTCGTCATCTTTATTACTTACAATATCAACAATGGCCTCGGCAGTTTCTTTTGAAACGCCAGTGGCGATAATTTTTTCTATTGCTCTGTGTGTATCTAAATATGCCATTAGTTCTTATTTAATTCTAGAAGTCATTAAACTCTATTCCGCTCTATTTATTTTGTCAATAGGGGAACTATAAAAAACTTGATTATTTTGTAAACAAGACTATATATTAAGGGAGTTTAATTTATCAGTAATAAGTGTACATAAATCATGACTAATTTAGAAAATAAAGAAAAATTAATAGAAGCCGTCGACAATTATGACGTGTATTCTATACAGGGACGAGCTATTTTAAAAACTCTTATTGCCGCGGCAAAAGAAGATTATACTGTTCAGTTAAGCGTCTCTAGCCTATCTGAGTTGTCAAAAGTATCTAGACAAGGCATTTATAATAGTATGGGATATTTAGAAGAGAATAATCTTGTAAAACGTTCAAAAATAAAGGGAAAAAGACTAAGTACATTTATTTTGAACAAGGACGAACTAGATAAAATAGTAGATTATTATGATAATTTAGTTAAGACAAAAAGTTTTTTAAAAAGAATATAATATTTTTTTAAAAGAAAATAGTTGACATTTATTCTTCTCCTCATTATACTCACCTCATAACTAAATTTTAAGAGGTGAACATGATAACACAAAAACGACTACCCGCACTACGGAATAATCACATAACTAATTTAGTTCATTTTGACGAGATAAATATATCTTCCAATGCCTTAAGATCATTGGTATTGCAGGTTACTTATGGTACAATAAATTCATATAACTATGAGTTAAAAAACATGAATAAAACATCATCAAGTTGGGAATTTCAAAGTGCACTTAAAGCGCAAGAATTGATCAATAACTGGTATCAGTCACCAGTAACATTATTCTTCAACGCCGTAGAAAGAAAAAACTTTACGGAAATACAAAGATTACTAGATTTAGGCACTGATATAGACATTAGAAACGAATATGAAGACACTCCTTTAATGTTTGCTGCTGGTACTGGTCGTCTTGAGGCGGTTAAATTCCTATTAGATCATGGTGCGGATGTAAACGCTCGAAATGACTGGGAACATAAGCCTTTATTACTTGCCGCTAATAACGGACATGTAAAAGTTGTTCGTTTGCTATTAGCCAGCGGTGCGGACATAACAGCTCAAGATAAAGATGGAGATACTGCCTTAGACTCTGCCATTAGGGAAAACCACAGAGCTATAGTCAAGTTGCTAATGAATCCTGCTAAGGCTATCCAAATACAAAGAAACATGGATAGTGCTAAACAGGCAATCGCTCGTATGGCAAAAAGAGTACACGACAATATGCTCGGTAGCGAAAGAGGCGAAGAGCTGCTTGCTAAGGCAGAAGAGTGCAATATCCCTTATGAAGCAGATTCTATCAACTGGCTCAAGCTAATCAATGATGTGGAAACGTACGAGGAACTATTGGCGGAAGCTGACGAGTATAATATAGCTTGGGATTTAAGCGAATACGATCCAGTGGGCTTACAGCAAGAGATCGAGTACTGCGTAAGTGCTAGTAGAGCAGAAACTAATGGTCTGCACCGTGATTATTTCAATTCGAGATTATAACGATGCAGACCAAGTGAAAAACAAGACTGTCCGAATTGTTTTTCGCACCATGAATCATTTAATTTATCAATAAAAAATGAGGTAGAACATGACAGATATAAATATAACAGAAATGACAAAAAGACCAAGAGAAATTTTTTCAGCGGTGTTTGAGAGATACGGGCAAAGCAAGGAATTACTCAAGCAAAAAACACATTTTCGTAACGTTAGAGTAATAGACGGGTGCATTGTTACTAGGAAGTTAGTTTTTAACGAAGATATTTCAAGTAAAATAGTAGGTCATTTGACTTTAGGTGAGTATATCACTTTTATTGCAGACATTGAGTTTAAGAATATCGAATTTAAATATCCGCATGGACAATAGTAATTTAAAATAAAGATAAGGAAAATCATGGAAAATAATAATAACGACGCTCTAATGAGTGACAAGATTGAGAACCTAGCAGTTGCCTTAAGTAAGGCGCAGGCAGCAATAGAAAATGTCAGTAAAGACAAGCAAGGATACGGCTATAAATATGCAGATCTAGCAAGCTGTTTAGCTGCGTTAAAGAAACCTTTGGCAGATAACGGGTTGTCGGTTTCTCAGTTAGTTAACCAAGATAAGGATGGTAAGCAATTATTGGTTACATTGCTAATTCATGAATCTGGACAATGGTTAAAATCAATACTTTGCATAGAGAGCGTAATAGTAAAAAACAAAAAAGGCGAAGTTACAGGTAATCCATTGCAGCAACTAGGTGCTGGTCTTACATACGCAAGACGTTATGCTTTATCGGCAATAGTAGGACTCACACAAGAGGATGATGATGCCCAAACGGTAAGTAAGTCTGTGGAAGAAAAAGTACCAAGTTTAACTGTAGCGAAAGAGTTCATGAACCTATGCGCTGAACATAACCTCGATGCTCAAGAATTTGCCAAGTTTCATAATATCGATAGCAAGCATTCTGAGACAGTAACAAACGGTATAGCTAATTTTAATTCACTTAAAGAGAAGTTTTTAAATGCGTCAAATACAATTACACACTGACCTTGAGCAAGGTAGTGATGAGTGGCATAAGTTAAGGCTTGGTAAGATCACAGGCTCGTGTTTTTACAAGCTGCTAGGAACAAAAGCAGCTCGTGAGAAGTACCTTTATGATAGAGCTAATGAGATCGTGACAGGTTGTAAATCAGACGGCGAGGAGTATGTAAATATTCATATTCAACGAGGCTGGGAATACGAAGCTATAGCAAGAGCGGAATACGTAGCAGATACATTTACCGCCGTTCATGAGGTTGGTTTAGCGCAATTAGGTGATTATATAGCCTGTTCTCCTGATGGATTAGTCGGCGAGGACGGTATGATAGAAATCAAGATACTAGACTCTAATAATTATTTTAGGCAGGTTATTGAGGTGTCAAAAAAAGGGGTAGAAGCTATTGCAAGCGAGCATTATATGCAAATGCAGTTTAATTTATTTGTATGCGGTCGCCAGTGGTGCGATTATGTGCTATATAACCCTAAACATGCGGCTATAGGTAAGGGGTTATTTATCCGTAGAGTGGAATATGATAGTACTATGCAATCTCATATTACTCAGGCGGTTGATGAGTGCATACCAATAATGAATGAATACGTAGACCAATACCATAATATATTCAAGAGTTAATAAAAAGATCCAGGAGAGAACTTTGTTCTTGCGTTTTGGTTTTAATTAGGATGTATTAAAATGATGTAAATTTAATATTGTAGATTTCTATGAAACATTTTAAAGAACCTAAAACGATATCCATACAGCCAAAACACATAAATATTCCTACAAATGTTTGTGACGTAAGTAAATTCACTTTTATCAGTCCTGATAATGGTCGAAAATATGGATACGATTCAAACGGAACTCCTTGCCTTTCTAAACCTATTCAAAACCCCGTAAATGTCAGTTACATACCACCTAAAGAATCTCCCTCAATAACCTATGTTTCTCCATACTCGTCTTTTACTCCTCAAGATAGTTCTTTTATTCCTAAACATAATATTCTTTCGCCTCAGGGGAATAATATTAATATCAGCAATAAACAAGAAACCTCTATTATAGGTGGAAGTTTAGTAGATCAACCAATTCAAGAAACACAAATAGTTTCAGTACAACCCCAAGTAAAAGAGTTCCCTAAGGATATTCCTAAGTCAGGTCAAGATTGGGTTGTATTTCACGAACAGAAAGAACATGAGCGCAATATTGCTAATGAAATCTTTGCTGAGAAACATAGACGAGAAATGAAAGAGCTTGAACCATATATAAAGGCAGGACTTCAACACCAAAAAAATATGGAGCACAAAAAGTTCTTGGAAGAAGTGATACATCCGCAAGAAGATAAAATCGAATTTGATAAACAGCAGCTAAGAATAGATCCTATTAAGCAAGAATTAGATGGCTTAAAGTTAAATCAACCAAAACATAATACTCCTGAAGTTGAAGTGCAGTATCCTAAAATAACAACAATATTAAACCAATATAAGACTGATTATAATGAATTTCATAAGCAAGTTATTTTAGACGCTATTCCTATTCAAGCTTTACATACACTTTCATTAAGAAAAACAGATTCAGTAGATTCACTTGTGGTAGACTTAATATTTGATCTTTTAAAAGACAATCACCTAACATCACTAAAAACATTAGATTTAAGCGGTAATCAAAAATCTATAGGAGCAAGTCAGTTAAATAAGCTTGCTGACTCTTTTTTCTCTGGAAATAACAATCTAGAAACTATTGATATTAGTCGTGCATATATACCACGTACCGAATTAAGAGAGTTTATTTCTACTCAACCACAAAAATTAGAGGAACGTTTAGTTAAAGATATTTTTAGTAAAAGTGAGGGTGCAGCACTAGCTAGATTAATGTTTTCAGTTGCTTTTTGTAATCAACCATTAAGTCTCACTTTAGAGTCTGGGGTTTTAAGAAGTGATGGTAATCCTGAAGATGCTTTATATGTTCCATACACGTTGTTTTCTAGTGGGATGAATTGGATGGGGGAACCCGACTCTTTTAAAACCACTGGTACAGAAATGTTAAATCATATAAGACAAGTAATTGAAACAGCTCATCAAAGAGCAGAAGCGAAGCAATCAGTGTCTCATAAACCTTGGCCAGAGTCAGCATACAAAGTACCGCATGTGCCAGATACCTTCACATGGGGGATAACTAAATGTCTAACACCCAAAGATTTTAGTAAAGAAGGTTATGGAGAGTTAAAAGATAAATTAAGTGAGTACAATCCTTATGTTCGTATCAATAAAGTGTATGATATTATACAATTCACCCAAACTAAACTAGATACCTTTGTATGTGTAACCGAAGTTATGGGTGATCGTATAATAACTCACGATATGCTAAATCATCAAGCAAAGTGGCAGGATGCTTTCCCGATAGGTTATTTAGATAAAAATAGTTTCCTTAGCTTGGGAAAAGTTAATATAACAAAACAACCGATATCAGAAGCAAAAACTAATACCCAATCTTTTGATTCTAGTTGTAAACACTGTGAAAAAAGCCAATTTGACCATTTTTTGAATACTCAGTCTATCTTACAAAAGAATGATATTACGACTATGACTAAGCTTGATTTAAGCCATAGCGATATGGATGATGGTCATGCAAAGATTTTAGCTGAATTAATAAGACAAGGTAATTTACTTAACTTAAAGGGTCTTAACGTCTCAGGTAATCAAATTACTTCTACTGGTTATGGATATCTTGCAAAAATACTAGAAGTGGTTACTCAAGATTTAAAAATTGTATTTGAAGCTATAAAAGGTTTCTCAATAGATATTTTGAAAGCTAGTATGAAAAATATGTTGTTTATAGCGCATAATAATGGGATTAGCACAAAGGAGATGCTTACTACAGGTGAAACCATAGAACATTGTAAAAATGGTATTGTTAATGTAGGGTTGAATGTAGGTGTTGGGTATTTAAAATGTACTAGTAAAATTGTTAAAGCTTATAATTATCAAGATATTACTATTGGAGATGTTGCAAGCGAAATATTAGGATTATATGCTCAACCTTTGAAAGGTGTTCTCAACTTTGCATGTATTACTCAAAATACAGTTTTTAGTGTAGTAGATGAAGAATTCGCCAATTGTTTAGTTGGTGTTGATAGTTTATTAAATGAGTAAAAAATGTTTAAATTATTTTTAGAAGCTATTACAAAGAAATATTTTAAAACAAATATTAGAGCTAGTAGAAAAGAATATTTTAGTTTTATATTGTTTTCTACTTTACTTACTGAAATAGCTGGCTTTATTTTTATTATTAACGATCAAAAAATGAATTGGTTTATAGGTTCACTTGTTTTTATTTCTATTCTTTTTACATTGTACTCTTTTATTCCTTCAATAACTTTAACCATTAGACGTTTACACGATTTGAATTTAAGCGGATGGTGGTGCTTTATACTGACCTTGATTGGAGTTTTAGTTATATCTTTTATTCCTCAAAATATTATAAGCACTGCTATCTTATGCGTTCTGATTATTGTAGCAATATTAATCATATTTAAAAAAGGAACTCCTACTACTAACAAATATGGAGAGCCTCCTACTAATTAACTTAAAAATGAGAAACTTATGTTTAGAATATTACCATTATCTTTATTTTTTGTAATTGCTATATCAACTATACCATTCATCGTTAAAGCAGAAGATGAACAAGAAAATAAAGGTGTAATTATTGCTCCTTTCACTGGATATAGGTACGACATTTATCAATTTTCAATACGAGCAGGAACTTCTGCTACGGATAAAAAGGTTTCGGAACTTACTTGGAAAAATCATATATCTGAAACTGGTATAAAAATACAAACTGTTCCAGAAGAAAACCAGTTTAATTTACTAGGACAAATCAAATATGGTTATATTTTGAATAAAAGTAAAAATCAAGATTCGGATTGGGATGATATTGGAGAATTCTCTAGAAGCTTCTCTTCGGTTAAAGGGGATGTATTTGATTTATCTGGAGCTTTAGGTTTTTCTAAGTTTTTAGCTAATAGTTTAATTACTTACTATGTAGGTATGGATTACACGAGATATCAAATGAAAAACTATGGTTTGTATTATACAATCCAGAGATTGTATAATGAGAACGAAAACGATTCACTCGGACAAACTGACCCTAAGAACAAGTTGGTAAGTAAATATACATTTGATAACTATGCTCCATGGTTAGGGGTTTCTGTGAACTATCCTATAAGTGAAAAAATATCTTTTATTCCTACTCTAAAACTATATTCATTTTATTTGTCCTCACAAGCAAAATGGCTTTTAAGAGAAGACTTACAACAAAATCCTAGCTTTACAAAGAAAGCATTAGGATTCGGGATGAGTTTTGATAGCGAGTTATTATATAAATATAATAATAACTTGGATTTTAATGTAAATATTGGAATAAAAAAATTAACTATGCTTCAAGGTAAAAATAAAGAATTCTTAGTCAATGGAGAAAGTTTTTCACGTGACGTAAAGACGTTATCATTTTTGTCTTCGTCAATAAGTTGTGGAATAAAGTATAATTTGTGAAGACTCGAGTCAAAATTTAATCCAATAATTAAGATAGCTAAATCTCCGTGATTATTATAGGATATAGCTCTTCTACTTGTTTTTTCTTGAGTATATACATAGGAGTTTTCATGCCTTTGACATCCTCAAATGTAATATCGCCGTTTGCCCAATACACTTGAAAGTCGCAAACATATTTTATGCCGGCAGAGAGATGAAAAGGAGCCTGCATTTGAAAAAACAAGACTTCGCCTGCTTGACGTAATATCTTTAGCTCTAAATAGCGTTTCTGCTCTTTTTTAGAGGCAAACTTAAAGCCGTCACTCTCTGATCTAACTGCTTTGAATTTGTGCTTTAGCATTATTTGGCATTGATTTTGGTAAAGTTATTTTGACTATTCTTGTTTTGTTCTTTGTTTTTCTTGTTCAAGCTTTGATGCTTCCCTCATTAAGGTTACCGGTGTATATCCAGTTATTGCCCTCATTCTATTATTAAAACCTAGAGCTGCTTTTTGTCCGCCTGTTTCAGCAAATTTGATAGCAAGATCTAACGTTTTTTTATCCGTGAGCAAATGCGCTATAGCCGGTGCACCTATAATATATGTCATTGCTGTAGGCAACCCAGCTCCGGCAGCATAACTACCGACTCCTGCAAATAAACCGAGTACATTCAACGTTGCCTGAGTTGCGGCAGTACCGGACGGATTAGGTAAGTTTTTATTTTTTACCGCCATTGCCCTAGCTACAGTTCCTAATTTTTCTAAACGCTCAAAAATTTCCGGTTGGGTTATTTTTTTAAGTCTGTTTTTAGTTTGATCGTCATGTAATATTTTTGATAAGCTGTTATAAGATAATTCCCCGGTCGCTGTATTTTCAACGGTAGTGAACATATTCTGCAACTCCTCTCTTGTGGCTTTTTTAGAAAATAAATTATCCGCTTGTTTAAAATAATTATACCACTCAGGGTTTTTCTTACCGTACTGGGAAAGGTCATTACCAATAGCATTATGTAGCTCTTTTACGTAGCTAGCTGCTTTCTTTTCTTTCAACCAATTAACGTTATTGTCTTTCCAGTCTATTACCTTGTTTAGAGAATCTTGGCTTGCTACTAAGTTCTTAACCGGGGCAGGTATTCTTTTTATACCGTAAGGAGTAAAGATTTCTTCATAATCTTTTATAATGCTTAATACCTTCTTTTCACCTGGAGATAAAGAGGCAGACTCGGCTAATTTATTTCTGATTTCTTCTGTAACGGTCGTTGTTTTTTGTGGAATCACTTGCGCTTCTTGAGGCAGAACTTCTTTTGCATTGTCGTATAGTCGCTTAATTCTATCATCAATTCCAACTAATTCTTTTGAGTTAATGACACTATCGTAAGCACTATCAAGTTCTTTCGTTACTTTATTCGCCATATTTAGATATCGTTTCTGCATTATATTCCCGGATATTGGGGCTTTACCCAAAAACTGATCTACTAAAGCGATAATCTTTCCTTCACTTGCTGCCGCTTTTGGCAGGGCTATATCTAGATCTCTTGCGGCTTTTGCAGCTTCTATATTTAATTGCTTTTTACCAAGTCCCGCAAGAGTTAAAGCTCCTTTTGCCAAAAAGTTACCCCCTCCCGTAGCTATATTAGGTAAAGAATTAACTGCTACATTTGCCGCTAATCCGCCGCCAATAGTTTCCCCGCTTGATGCGCCCTTACTATTTAGATAAGACATAGTACCGCCTGCCGTAGCTGCTCCGCCTATTTGCCAAGGATTAGTATTTCCAATAAAATTACCGGCTTTAGCTAAAGATTTTTTCCCGGCTTCTTTAGCTAAAGTAGATAATGCACCGCTGGTCGCAAAAGAAGCCCCAGTTTTTATAGCATCATGGATATGTTCTTGATCTTTAGGAGGTTTAGTATAATCATCAGTGATATAATCTATTCCTTTACCGATAGCTTCTGTTGCCGATGGAATTAAAGGAAGTTGATAAGGGTCTTTAGGTGGGGTCATTTCTTCAATAGATTTAGCTTTAAATAGAGGTAACCCACCTTTTGAAATAGCATAATTAACTCCTATTGCCGGTAAATTATAAGCTAACGCAGCAGTATCGGGAATTGCTCCTAGTACGCCGGATGCAGCAGATCTGTGGGCAGAGGCTATAGACTTAACTGCATCTTTCCCGGCCGATACTACACGGTCACCCAAGCTAGGATTTTTTTGTTGAGAGTGTGATACATTTTGCGTATCTAGCTTATCCCAGAAGCCTCCAGTATTAGCGTTAGGTTGCTTTGCATTTTGTGCATCTAGTTTCTGCCAAAAATTACTTTTACTCATTCAACTACTCTAGCCCCTGCATCTTCCCACTCCTTCACCTGAGCTTTTGGAACTTCTCTAGTGCTACCGTCAGGCGCAACCATAGTAACGGTTTTACTCCGTGTTTTGTTATAGCTCTGTACTTCCTGATCAATATTACTATGTATATTTTCACTGTATAGATTTGCGTGATTTTCTTTGTCATAGTGAGCAATTTTTTGTTTATCACGCACTATCTCTTTAATGATTCTAGGTTTTTCCTCGAGTAAAAACTTATCTATCGCTTCTGGATTTTGTTTTAAACTAATAAATTTATTTAAAACTCTTTCACCCTCCTTTTCTCCTAACTGCGCCCCCAATATGGGTTTAAGCATTTTTTCAAATTCTATACTTTTTAAATTAGCGTAATCAATATCTGCACTAAGACCAAGGTTCGTGGCGAGTGCTCTTTTGGCTTGCGTATAATAATCGCTACCGACAATACCTGGATTGTTTGTTCTTATATCTTCTATTACTTCATATACACCGAGTACATTTTCATTAGCATTCAATCTAGGTAGCATTTCTTTTTCTATAGCCGCATAATTTTTTAACGCCCTATCTTTTTTTATTTCTAGGTCTAATTTTTGAGCATTCTCATCTACCGGATTAGTCATCTCGTGCTTAGTCTTATCAGCTTGAGCATTATAAACCCCTGTATGAGCCTCGGTTAGTTGATTGCCTAGTCTCATTTTTTCCATTTCCATTTGACGGATTTTTTGAGAATCCTCATAATTTTGTTTTGCGCCGGGCGATAAACCAGCTTCAATAGCAGGTGCATCCTGTCCCCATACTTCCATTGGATTAATTCCCGCTTGATACATTGAACTAATAATGTTTCTACCTTCTACCGCGCCGGTTTCTAAATTGTGGTAATAAATAGTACCGTTATGATAATGATCGTAATCACCCATACTCGGATCGCCTAAGGATTGTTTAAAACGCATGTATATACCCTTTCCAAGTTCATTGGTTGCAGGTATATCGTTTGCTAGCGATGCTTTAGATAACTGAGCTATCGGTGCGGCTGTTGCTTGAAAAAACTGCGTAAGTTGTAATTTAGATTCCGCTGCTTTTTGCGTCTGCGCCTCGATCTCTGCTGCTTTTGCTGTAATCTGTCCAGCTTGTTGAAGCATTGGAGATAATTGTTGCTGTCTGTCTTGGGCAGCACCACCTTTCAAACCAGCACCTACACCAGCAAGTAAGGCATTTGTCGACCTTTGAGACGCTCCGTGAGCTGGTTGACTTCCAGCTTTGCTATAAGCGTCTCCCACATTATCTGCCCATGTTGGTTGGTTTACTAGATTTGTATATTGGTCTAAATAATCTTTATACCCTGATTTCATATGATTTATATCCTTTATTGGTCAAATAGATTTAAAGAATTTTGATTAAGCCATGGTAAACCTCGTACAGGTTGAGTCCCTGAGCCACCAAAGATCCTAGAGCCTAATGATTGACCTGCAATGCCAGCCATCGACCCCGCAAAAGTATTAAACAGTTCACCCCCTGGGTTACTTGTTAGACCGTATCTTGCATATTGCGCTCTGTTTGCGTCACCAATAGCGTTGTTGTCAACATTACGAGCTTGTATTGAGTGTGTATTTCCTTGATTAAATAAATTTGTTCCAGCTTCTAGCATTCCCATACGTCTACCTTCTATTTGTCGGTTTCTGTCTAATACTAGCTGCTCTTGCGAAACCGCACGTTGTTGCTCTAGAGCTTGAGTAGCAAGATCAGCACGCATATCTTGTTCCCTTAATTGCAGTTGATTAGACGTTTCAACGCCGAATCTATTAAGCTCAGTATTAGCTTGCTGATTTAATTGATTGCCTCTCTGATGTAAATTTGCTATTGCTTGCTGTTTTAAATCTTGAGCAAGTTGGGCTTGTTTTAGTTCAAATTCAGCATAAGCATTAGCCTTCTCTCTAGCTAATGCGATTTGCGTACCGATGGCAGTAGAGCTATTAGCTAGTCCCATTTTAGTTAATCTTTGATCTATTGCTTGTTGCTTAAAATCAAAACCCCTATCTAACGCGCCACTAACGGCAGTACGATAACTGTTAATTAAATCTTGGTTTTGTTCAATTAAATAAGGACTGGTACTTTCCATTTGTTCAATAGCTCCGCCGAGCCTTGTCATAGCTTGGCTAAGAGCAATTACTTCAACGGCACGCTCATCAATATTACGACCTCTAATTTGCCTAACCGCAGGTAGATTGACATTCGGTGAATCCTCTAAACTTACTCTTCCTCTCGTGTTTCTAAAGCCAAGATTCACACTGCCATCTGTACCTCTAATAATTTCTAGCTGATCACCAGTTAGTTCGTCCATTACACTTGCGAAATTAATCGGCGGTATACGATTTGCTATTTGCTGAGATTGCGGAAGGCTATTAATTACCGGAGGCGGGTCATCTCTCATACTAGACATTATACCCCCACCTATAATACCAGCACCTATTCCAGCTACTGCTTGCGCCGCTAGCGGTAAAGCTGCAAATGCACCCATATTTCCTCCTTAAATCATTAAATAATAATATGTATTCGGTTGCCTCTTATAATACTCCAAAAACCCAGCAAAAACAAGTAATCTAGGGCTTACATTGGTTAAAGCCGTGCTATAAAGTACTGATAATCCGTATTTTTTAGCCGTGTCTTTAAGCGAACTCATTAAAACTTTTCTTAACCCCCTACTTACCCATCTACAACGCCATTTTGGTACTATCTCTATATGTACTTGACCGCCTTTTTCATCCTTGGGATGTTTGTATACAGTTAGGTAACCAACTAATTCTTCGCCCTTGATAATGTTTAAATTAAATATGTATTCCGTAGATGTGTTTAATTCGGTTTCAATAACTTTCATCATGGAGCAGTATTAAGTTGGCTATCTCTGCATTTTTTAGCTAAAAAAGCCTTATGTACAACATCCTCAAAATTAGCGCATGTTAAAGCACTGAATGAACTAGTGTCTCCCCGACTTAACTCTGCTCGAGTTAATTTAAAATCAGGAGCAAGAATATCAGAATTAAACATAGAGTTCGTTGATTGGAGCGGTGAATAGGGGAGTAAATATTTATCGGTTATTGTCTCAGGAGCAACTTTATTGATAGTGAGACATCTATATTTATTAAACATCGTTCTAATAATACTTTGATCTGCAAATTTTTGAGGGGTTAAAGTGCCGTTTACTATATGCTCTCTAAGGATTTGTCCACGTCTATTAACATCATAAATTATAGGAAAATTTGTAGGTATAACACCTAATTTATCGATACTAATAGACTCATTTAAAAATTTATTTTCAGTAATTTCATTAGCAGCAAAATTATTTCCCTTAACGCTACCATTTGCTATATTCGGCACTAGAGTTCCAGGTCTTAAATGTTCTCTAGCTATAGCTCTGTTAGCTATTTTGCTCCCAATAATCTGTTCGTCTCCTATATTTACCGAGGTTAACTTAGCCCATAATGGAGCATTATCTATTGCGGCAATTAATACACTGTCTGCTATGTTAGTAGAGACAGCTACAACCTCACCGAAGCCATTAGTAGCTAGGACTGAGTTTACTGCGGACTGCACAAGTTTTGAAAAGGCAATAGAATGATTATCAATTCCTTTTTCTACGGTGTCCCACTCGGTGCTGCCATCACCTTTATTGCGTAAATATGTGTTAGGACTTCCTAAAATACCAGGCAAAGCCCCATCAATAATATCATTAATAGCAGGTACTATTTCATTATTTAGGTAATTCACTATAGAATCATACTGTGAATCAATATTGTATGAATCGATAGCTATCTTGTTGTCACGAAGCGTTTGAAAATACGTCTTATCTCTAGCAAATATATTTAACATCATACACCTAATTTTTGTCTAATTTCTGCTGAAAGCTTTTCTTTTCTAATAGTCCCCCTATCTTTGTTAATCCTATCTACATAAGCATATTCGTTTAATTTTACTGAATACTCTCTAAGATGATAATTGTGTAAAGATCCTGGGGCAAAAATCCTCTTTGGATCAGACGCAGGAGAATGCGGCTTTAATACGGCAGAGGTTATACTGTTGTCGATAATATTATCTGAAGTAAACGTGTAGTTAATATTGTCATCTTCTTTTTCTGTCTTTATTCTTATCTGCATAATTGGCCATATTCCATCAACAGCCTTAGTACCAATGACTTGATCGGCAAAATGACGGTTCTCTAAAGAGTTGTCCAATAATGTATAGTTGTTAAGTTCTGGCGAAAAGTTAGGGCTATAAATACTATCTCTAATCTTTTCCGTTCTCTCTTGTAGTAAATCGGGCGCGATAGCACGAGCGATTATAGATCCGTCTTCCAACTTTTCACCGGTAATATTACCATCTAAAATATGACGGTTTAGTATAGAATTGACTGGAATATAATCACTAACTACTAGAGGAGATAAATGTTCAACTCCGATGGATTGGAACGCAATTTTACTACCAATAATTGATCTATCCAAAATATCACCTGTCTCTATTAACCGCCAAATTGGTGTGTTGTTTTGCCTCGATGTTAGCACCTGATCTATCGCCGTTGGCTCGGTAGCCGTAAATATTTTGCTGTTATTAGTAGCAAGTACCGACCCGAGAGCATCATCAAATAAATGTAACTCAGAATTATTTAACTTTGAAAGCGGTATAGTAAAATCAGGTATAAGATTGCTATTAACCTTCAACCATTGTGTTGTTCCATCGCCTACATTGAACAAGAAAGTATCGGCCGCATCAGTACCAGGTATTTCTTTGACATTCAATCTATTAACCAACGGTACAATTTTTTCATTTAAATAGTTGATTAGATTATTGAATTGAAAGTCAAAATCTTCTGCGTTCATCATCATGCCGCGATCACGCATACTTTGAAAGTAAGCCGTATCTCTATTAAATGGATTTAATGTCATATCTATAACCCCAATTTAGCTCTATAGTCAGGAGGAAGATTCTCGATGCCGATACTACCATCCTCTAACAACTCATTAATCCCACGGGCTAATGTTGGGCGTTCACTCTGACCGCTGCCGTCAAAGAAACATAGTCTTTGTCCATTTAAGCTACGCGGCATAATCTGATACGACCCAATAGAGTTATCTTCTATATTTTCACCTGAAAAAGTAAAATCAGAATAATAGCTATCATTTGTACTCGCATAACAAGAAAACGGAATTTTAAAACCTGGAGCAAGCTTAGTGTGGTCAATAGTATATTTCGTATCTTTAATCTGACCGAAATCAGCTAATTTAAGCATATAAGGAGATTGAATAAACCCATCTGGCAAAGTATTTCCCCATAAAAGCACTTTGCTTCCGTTTCTACCACAAAGCTGATCTACGATCCCATTTCCCAATACTTGCTCAGTAACAGCACTATCGGCTATTGCCACAGATGGTATTGTGCTATTTGCAATAGCTACAGTGGTTACAGTGTCATTTTGTAGAATAGGGCTTAAAATATCTTGCTGAAAGTTTTCATTAACCAAGCTACTCAGAGCTATTTTAGAGCCAATGATAGCTCTATCTTCCATATTGACAGCAGTAATCTTTTGCCAAATAGGAATAGCATTATTTTGTGATGTTAGGATCTGTCTATCATCAGTAGGACTTACTGCTTTAAATATATTATCAACGCCACAAGCAAGAATTGAACAAGGATTAGTTTGCGCTAATTGCTCATACCGAAGAGAATAATCTGGAATATTACTGTAATCAATCTTAGTCCACTCGGTGCTGCCGTCACCCTTATTATGTAAATATGTGTTAACCTTATCAGGTGCTATACTACCTGGTGTGCTATCAGCAACCAGTTTTCTTAGTAAAAATGCTATCTCATAATTAAGGTAATTTACTATATTGTTGAATTGAAAATCGAAATCAGCAGCTTTCATTAAACCACGCCGATTCTGTATAGCCGTAAAATAATCAGTTTCTATTATTAAGGGATTTAATGCCATGAGTTAATCACCCCCTGCAAGGAATATCTTGTTAAAGACAAACAAATTATTTCCTAAGCTACTAAGTTCTACCATTAATGAATCAGCACTGAACTTAACTATTTCATGAGAAAAAGAAGTTTCATTAAACGGATAAGGTTTTTGACCGAATTGCGCTACATCATATAACACTCCACGCTGCTGAACTGCAACTTCTTCATTAATACTTTGTGTCTCGTCTTGATCTAGATAGATACGAACTTTAATGGTTAACGGTTCTAAAGATTTACTATCAATATAGATATCAGTATTCGTCCATGTATTTTCAAAATAAGTCCAATTATAAGCAACGAACCAAGAAAGTTCACCTTTGCCGTATTCTTCATAAGACTGGCTATTGATTTTATCCGAATACACAAGCAAATTTCCTTTCGGCGAGCCAAGATATAGGTTCTTGCTTGTGGAATCATACATTACACTTGTGCTTTCAGCAAAATTCTCACTAAATACTACCCATGCACCTTCATTATTTAACTGATAGACAAAACAACTATATTTAATTCTAAAACCGAGAAATCTACCGTAAGGATATAAGAAGGCTCGCATGTTTCTAAAATCACGATCACTCTCTATAAAACTCAGCTGATTGTTAATGTAGTGATCTATAGGAGTTGAGAATTTATAGGATACTTCTATTTGTTGATAGAGATTCACCGAACTAATGGATACAATCCCATATTTAGACAAGAATATGAAGTTATTCGGCACTTCCAAAAAAAGAGTTTGCTGTAATACGCCAACAGGTAAAGTCTGTTCCCACTTAAAGTCGGGTAAATTGATATTTTGCCCGTCATCCAGAGTAGTCGGGTCTTCACCCGTCCATACTTGCGTGGTCTCTCTGCCTAAAAACAGGGTTTTACCTTCAAAAGCACTAATTGACTCTAAATTATCGGGTACGCTTGAAGTACTAGACATATTAATGAAGTCAATCTGATTAGTCCTTTCGTTAAACCAATCATAAATACTCTCTAATTTTGCAGCATAGTAAACTCTCATAGCAATTAGTGGAGGGCGAAACTTATTAAGGTAAGGCCTACCTTCCGCTAATGCCCATAATCTCTTATGAACAATCGCTATAAAGCTAAAACTCGGGCATAATTTTTGATATATTATCTTCCTAACATCTGCTTGTGGAGCAATATTAACCGTAATGGTAACTAATACTAGATTGTTAGCTGGTGGAGCAAATACTATAGCCGTAATAACTACATTCTTAGTTTCGACATTACTAATTAAAGTTAATGTATCGCCAACTTTTACATCTGCTTGTATTTCATTTAAACTAACTGTTGGAATAGAGCATGTTAATTGCATCGCATTGACAGTAATATTCCCTATATTCGGTATTGCCACTGGAGCTTTGAGCGGGACTAAGTTTTGACCGTCATATATTTTGACGGGCTCAACGCCGCTGGCAATAATTAGTTTTCCCTGGTAATTAACGCTGGAGATAATAACTAACGGGTCTAAATCATCAAGTAGTAACTCGTAGTCGTTATCTAGGTTGACTCGGTATATTCCCGCTCTTTCAATTAATACCTGATAATTTATGTCAAAAAAATCAGCAGTAAATGGTAGATTAAAAACTATAGCGTCATCATCGCTAACAAGATTTTGTATCTCTGCGCCGTCACTTATAGTTTGTCTAAAGAAAACATAAACCCCGTCAAAAAGCACTTTCTTCAAGTAGCTTTTTTGATCTGGATTAAAACCGCTAATATCAACCGTAACTCGGCAATAACCCTCTAATTCTGGATCATCTATAATAACGATATTATCGGGTAAAAGGAGAGGTGAAAGGTATATGTATTGAACATATACTAGTTTCTCGGCAGTACCGTTCTCTTTCAAAAAAGACATTACAGAAATTATATCGCCAAACCTGCGATCAGGATCAAAAGGAAAGCTGCTAACTAAATTCGTACCGTATCTTAAAGCCCCTGTTTTGTTATCGCTAACCAATATATTCTGAGTAAACCTTGAATAATTAGCATCGTTCTGACTATTTGTATTAATACCTTTATAAGGGAACGGTATTGATAAACTTTGAATATGCCCTTGAAACATTACAAACCATAATTTTTAAAATTTGCTAATCTAGCTTTATCTTTTTCCCATACATCTCTGATATAAGCCATTTTATCCATAAAGACTTTATTGCTAAAATAGAAATAGTATAAAGCTCCATGAACTAAGAATTGATGATAAGGCACGGGATAAATGGGAATATCGGTTTGGATCTCTCCATCATCAATATTTTCTACTAATTGTTTAGGATTGGGGACATAAAAAAGAGTGATATATCGCTTTGTTTCACCATCAGCTACATCAAGTTTAGACAGAAAATGCAAACCTAGGTTAGTTAAATTGCAATATATGCTATTACCCATAACTAGGTATTGCTTAGGCGCAATAGACGCCTCTCGATTAATATCGCCCATAATCAAAGGAGTTTTATCTACAACTATTGAGCTAATCTTAAATAAATCATTTGGCATTAAAAAAGATTGAGATACATTATCCAAAAAAATATCTACTTTTTTAATAATAGTATTTAATCCACCAGCCGCTACTTCATACAGTTCTAAGTTTGCCATATTTAAGTATTTTAAATAGGCAGCACGTTCCTTAGGAGTTAAGTAACTCTTATCAGTGCTTAGTTGATTAGTTAGCTCTATTAGTTCAGTTACATTCATTGACGCCTCTAAATTAAAGGGGTTTTTACACCCCTTGTAATAGAATTAATTAGTACTATAAAACAATTGTACCATCGCTGTTTTAGCGGCAAATAAAGGTATCTGAGCAGTCGGTATCCGCAACACCAGATTGCTTGCTTGTATACACACAGAGTTTACGTTTGCAACTGTTTTGTCCCACATTCCAATGAATGATGGAGTACCACCATTTGCACCGCCAATAGCCGTTTCAACTGAATTGGCATTGTATATGCCAAGCAGTATAGCAGCTAGTACCGGTCTTATACCTATTATGCCTAACTGACTAAGTGGCACGGTAATATAGTTATTGTTAGCCGCTAGTAAGCCCGTTGCCGGAATAGTAATTGCAACTAATTTACTAATTACTTGATCGATATAAATCGCAGAAGTTGTTATTGGTGTTACGCTGTCAGCTCCTGCGCTGTTACCACTAGCACCATCTACCACACCTGGGTTGACATTACTAACAGCCCCAGCCGCAGCATTCGGAGTTGTAGCAGTAATGTTGTATCTATTTAATATAAACATAATTATCCTCTGTTTAACTTAATGTTGTAAATGAATGTACTACGCCATACTCAACTAAATTATTGTTGTTGCCACGAACACCAATAGATTTAGAAGGATATTTTAGCACTTTAATACCGCTTATTTCATTGTGAGCAAGACCTCTGTACAAACCATAATCAGTAGAACTTCTGAAAGTAAATGTAGGGGTTTGACCCATACCAAATCCAAGCGCAGCAGCTCCGCAGAAAAGCGAATATGCATAACTATTACCATTGGCATTAGTTATAGTAAAATTACTTAGTTCGGGAATCACAATAACCATTACACCCTCAATAGTTCCCTTATACATAGAACCATAAAGTATTGATGGTTGATCTTGATTCTCAATCACGCCTCTATTGACCTGATTGATCCAGACTGGATCAGAAGCTAACTTATTGTACGTCTCAGGAGCTATGAATAATACATATCTTTTATCTTCAAAACCTAGATGGGTTTTGTATTTGTACGGCCTTATAGCTGATTCTTTAGATGTAAAAGCAGCGTTGGTAATTAACAAACTTTGACCAGTTGATGCTTGGTTAAATAATTGTCTTATATGAGACACGTTCATTAAATTAGTAGCCACTGGAAATTGACCTACAAGCAAAGCATTAACAAGTCCGGCATACGTAGTTCTAGTATTACCACCTACCAAATTTGGATCACCGATCAATATTCTAGATCTAGATACTCCACCACCTGCTACGTTATCTAAAGTAGCAGCTAAAATCCTTGCTTGTAATTGAGCGTAGGAGAATTGTTGATTTAAAGTAGGGACTAATCCACTAAAAGATAGCGCAAAAGCTGATAAAATTCGTTGCGTGTTGAAAGAATCGGCTTGAGAGAGTAAATCGGCTCTAACGTCAGAATCTAAATTGAATTTTGTTTCTAAACTAAGTAACTGCTCATCAGTAAGCAATGTTGCGTATCTAATTCTACCAACATCAACCTTATCACTAACATAAGTTAGCTCATTCTCATTACCCTCTAGCTGTTCATTACCAATACTAACCACAGGGTCAAATGTTTGGCGCAAGGGGAATATAATACGATCACCTTCGGATTTGCTTTCCATCTTGTTATATATCACCGCATCACTACCGCCCATAAACCTAGCGAAGTTAGTAACGTTGCGATAGTCTTTTAAATAAGGTATTAGTACATTCTTTTCAAACAACTCAGCTTGAAAAATATTATTACGGTCTAATGTAGCCATTTTAATTACTTCTATTTTGATGTTAAAAAATGTTAACTTCAAGTTTTGACTTGAAATTTTGATTAATTAAACTCTTATAGAACGGGAGAGATCTTGGGAAGAATTTGAGGGAAAAATTAGTAGGTAAAATAGGGAAGGCGTACCGTCTATTTTGAAATACTAAAATGTCTCATTCTTTAGAAGAAATGTCGTTTGGTTTAATTCTGCCAGAGATCCGCAAAACTCTCTTTTTGCTTTGCTGGCTCTAGCTTTGAAACCTTAGAATTTATAGATCTATTATATACCCTACCTTCTGTAGTGTCAAGTTCTGCCTGCAATTCAAGGTTTTTCTCCTCTAGCTTTTTTATTTGCGCATGCAGAGATTTTACAAAAGGAATTACGCCGCCGTTTTTTTCTGCACCGACATATAAATTGTCGTAAATCTCACCACCTAGAAGCATGATATTATCAATTACTAACTCAGTAGTTTCATTTGTCATATAGTTAATCATTTTCTCTTGCTCAGCAGGAGGAAATAATGGCAAAAATGAAAAGAAAGCTTGGTATTTCTCATCGGCATTTGGTAGTTTGGCATATTTTTTAAACACACTAAACTCTTGATCTAAATTTTGCTTTAAAGTTACGTATGGATTTTCTTTGGCCTCGGTTGTTTTATCGTCAATTTGGGCATCCTCGGAAAGATCAAAAAAGCTTAAGCCCTGATTTACTTCTTCCGCGCTAATGACCTCATCTTCTTGTAATTTGCTTAAGAATTCGCCAATTTTCTTTTTAGCATGGACATAAGAGGCGTTCTTTTTATGCCCCCAAGATCTAGATTCATCAAGCCTTTTCTGTAATGACTCATATTCTGCTTTTAAATTCACTGTGCCATCAACAGAGGTTGCATCTATTGTAACCACTGGTTCTTTTGTTTCTTTCTCGGGCAAAGCTTCCTTTTTAGGCTCTTTTGCTTCAACCTTGGCCTCAGATTTGTCTTTTTCTTTTACCTCTTCAACTGTAACTGCGCTTGAGAAAATCTCAGCAAAGCTATCTGATAAATTAGTTTTTACGTCTTCATTCATGTCTTTTACCTATTAAATTATTATCTTCAGATTCGATCACCTGTTCCTGACTCTGTTGTTGACCTTGCATTAATCTTATATACGCTTCATTTAAAGCTATTGCATCATTGTCGGTAAATCCTAATTTCTTTAAGAACAGAGGGTCGGACATAACGAGAGCTGGGTTTGGGCTATTTAATAAAGCTTCGAATCTAGCAGTTTCTTCTTCATTCGAGGACGGGAAGTTTGGCGCAGTATCGGTAAATATCTCAAAATTAATGGTTGAGATTTCCTCGCCGAGAGCTACGTAGTTTGTTTTATTATCTTTACAATAATTAAACGCATATTTAAAATTCTTAATTCCTCTAATTGTATCTAACATTAATTGTCCTTCTGAAAACAACATATGTTCATACGTAGCATGTAAGGGGTTTTGAGTTCTTGCAGCATTTGAAGCTCTTGCCTGAATAGCAACACCGCTTATTGCATTTGTCTGCTCTCCTTTGAGTTCATCAAATAGTTGTGTTCTTTGTTCAAACTCCAGATCAATCCTTTGCAATGTCTTTTCCAAATACGGCAACATTGTTTCAGAGTTAATTAATTGTACTTGATGCGGGTTTTTAGAGAATATCATACCATCACGTCTATTTAATTCCTGACGCAATATTGGCCTCATTTTATCAATATTTGTATTATCTTCATCAATAATCAAATATTTTGAATTTAGTCCGTGTATCGTCTTTGTCCACACGTAGTTTAGCGAAATAGATAACGGAATTAAACCGTCTACCACTCCATATGGAATACTTAAATAATTACGCTTTAAACATAAAGGTACTAAAGGAAAATGTTTTTGATTAGGTACTTGAGCATCTATTGCTCCGCTTTCTAATAGTACTTCTGCACAAAAAGTACCCTTCCATATTTGAGTACCTTCTAATTCTTTAAGCTCTGTCCCTTCAACCTTTCTACTCTCCGCTAGTTCCTTGTTGAAAGTATTGAAATACTGTTCCGTAATAATATCGTCCTCAGATTCAGGCTCAAAGGCTACAATTGCCTCGTAATACTTAACATTTTTCTTGTAATAAACTTCAACCGTGCGGATAGATCGGCCGTTAACCCACGCCCCAGATAATCCATCATTGTCGTTAAGAGTTCCATAAGGAATATAATCATCTATTATAGCGTCACCACCAGAACCAGAAAGTGTCAAATCAGGATTACTACTTACAACGTTTTTACCAACTAAATTATCAAAATACTCGGCATGTTTAGGGTAACGTTCTTTTAATTTAATTAAGGAAACAAAGTAACTACGACAGACAAAGCTAGAGTCTTCTAGTCTTTGCGATTGATCATCTGGATCCCAGTATATTTCTCTCGGATCGACATAATCATAGAAAAACGTTTGATAAGAGTTAGGTTCATAACCAAAATGAGTCCATCCTAAACCGCCTATTAATGCATCTGTATATTTCTGGGTAGATTTATTTTGAAAATCATTTTGAGCCTGAACAATATAGATCATATTGTTTAAATATTCTGCTAATGAGTTGTGTTTTTCAACTCCAGTTGTAGGTTTTACAGCTATACGCCTTCTGCTACTGATTTGTAAACTTGTATAGGTAGTAATAATAGGCTCTATTCTATTAACTACAAAAGGCATAGCTCCAACATCTTCAAACTCTTTTTTTAACCTTTCTGTCCACTGATCGCCATAGTAAAACCTTAGATTTTGATCGTATTGCATCCGCCATCTTTTGCGCACTTCTGAATTACATGAATATTGGAAATAATCTTTTAATTCTTGTAATAATTTTGCCTTTCCGGCAGTAAGATTAATCATGTACCGACCTCCTCATAACCTGTGAGAATACAATCAAACTTCTCAGAAAAACCATTTGAATAACAAACCAAACTATCCCCATCAAACATACGATGTTCTACTACTTCCGAACTACTACCGTAACTTATAGATAGCAAATCGGTCGACTGATTAGGTAGTATGAGTAGATTCTCGGCAATAAACGCTTCTTGCACGGGATGTTCAAGCAATGCAACTACCTGCAAATTAAGACGTATACTTACACCCGATCTATTACAGCACCTTATAGACTTTATCACGACATTACCTTCGGAATTAAAAATAGCCGTTTTAGAATCGGTGAGATTGCTAAATAATAATCTGATCGGCGATATGAAATTCATTTAGTTTTAGTCGTTAGTTTTTCTAAAAATATTTGCATCTCATGCATTTTATTAGTTAAAACTTGCATTTCATCCGCTGCTAATTCTTCCTTTTTGCTCTTAAACGAATAAAAATCAGTTATACCCTTTTTCATGAAATCACTTAAAATACCAAATCTAGCCACTTCTTCAGCGCATTCACACATTAGGGCGTAGTCCTGTAAATTTAAAGTATTAACCATATTTAATTGTTTATTTTCCATATATTTAACCTATTACTTCTTCTAATGAAGTTAGTTGCTCCTGAATTAGTTTAATATCATTTAATACCAGTGCCTTACGTGCCGGAGTAGCTATTGTTTCTTCCCCGGAAAAGTACAAACTACCATCGCTATGTAGAGCTTGGACATATTTTGGTAAAATTTGGAGAATTTTTGCTGCATTCATAGTGTCTTCCCTATTAATTTTTTAATTCTAAAGTTTTCATTTTTAATTCTAAAGTTTCTACTTTATGTTGAATACCAATTAGTGCCATTATAAGTTAAACTTATTTGACCGTAATTAATATTGATTGTTGCCGTTGTAGATGTAGCTCCTCCTCCCGTTTGATGAACTAAGTTATTAATTGACGTAATGCTTATAGGGTGAGTTCCCGAAACACCAGCACCGTCGACAATAATATATCTTTGCCCTATTGTAGGAGCACTAGGGAGAGTAAGAGCTACCGAAGCGGTAGCGTTGTTAGTTATAACGAACTGATCAGTAGTTAATAAGACATAACTTGTTGCAGAAGACGATAAATTATTAACATTTAGAGTAGTGACTGAATTGATATAACTTTCAGTAGCTAAACTGTACCAATTTGTGCCGTCGGTATATTCAACCTTTAATGTAGGTAATGTCACTACTAAAGGTAACTTTTCAGTAGTCTCCATCTCCTGCATTCTGATTATATTAGGTGTTACCGGCTTTCTTAAATTTTTACGTTTTGTCATTATAAATTATATTAGCTCCCTGTCCAATAACGTAATGTTCCTGCGACAGGCGTTGTAGGTCTTTGAGCAGCCGTTCCGCCAGGCATAGTCATTCCGGCAGTTCCTGGGAGCACGGGGTTATTTGTAATTCCCACTATCGGTGTCGTGGCAGTGCCGGAAATTGCTATCTGATTAGCTGTGCCCGTTACACTAAGAATACCTACTTTAGCAAGGCTTGAAAACAGAATAGGGCTAGTTCCTACTGCGGCCACTACGGCAGTTTGCATAAAAGAACTACTGCCGTTTATCGTGCCTGAGGCTATTATAACTTCACCGCCTGGATTAATTAAATAAACCGAATCATAATCCGTAGCGCGAGTTAATACCCAGTTTGTGGACGCCGAACCTACGGTTGTCAAAGTATATACACCGTTTTGAAAAGTAGTAGTTTGATCTTTTATTAAAACTCTTTGACCTACTGACGGTGTTATACCGTCAAGAGTAAAAGCTGCCTGCGTACCTGAATTAGTCAAAGTTGCGCCTACCCCAGCTGTGCCGTTAGCATAAACAGCTGTCAAGTTTGTCCCTATAGTAGCAACTGTACAAGGGGCTTTGGCAATTGCATTTACATAATTTTGTGTAGCAAGCTGAAACCAATTTGTCCCGTCGGTATATTCAATTTGAGAGGTTGGTAATACTGAGCTTAATCTTTCATTTGAACCTGTTTGACTTATTAAATCTTTTATTTCACTTACGTCTTTCATTTCTTTCGTTTCTTTCATTTTTTCTGTTACTCTTTTAAAATTATATTAGACATAGTTTTATGCCTTATAATATATATATTATAAGGTATTTAGCCTTATCATTCCAGGAATTAATGATAAAGGTCTTTGATTTATATTACCGTACGGTAATGCTAAACTTTCCTTACCTTGAAAAACCGGATTTTGTACAAAAGTAGTGGTTATTGGGCTGCTTAACACACCGCTGCCCCTAATATCTCCTTGTAAGGTTATACCTGTAGTTAATAATATGTTTAGATAATTATCGGCCTGGGTGGCACTCGCGGCGGCATCATTCGCCGAAGCCCCAGCATCGCTAGCCGATGAAGACGCGTCTGAAGCCGATGAAGACGCGTCTGAAGCAGATGAAGAGGCACTACTAGATGAACTTCCGGCAGATAAGGCAGATGCAGCCGCAGCTAAAGCCGATACTCCTGCTGCGCCCGCTGCTCCCGTAGCTGTAGCTGCCGCGCCACTTGCCTCAGCTGCTGCTGCGGTAGCCGTTCCCGCTGCGCCTGTAGCTTCTAAGGCTGATGCACTTGCTTCGGTTGCAGACGCCGCTGCCTCAGTTGCGGATGCGGCAGCTTCTTCAGCCGATGCAGCCGCTTCATTTTTAAATGCTTCGGTTTCGGCTTTTATCTGTTCTAGAGTTGCCTTTGTCGCATAGTCTTCATCGGCTATGGCAATTGCAAAAGCACCCCCTGCAACAATTTTAGCCATCCCCATACCAAGCTCACTTAACACTTGTGCTTGGGTTAGTATTGCATTAGGTGTCTTAATAATATAAGTAGCATCAGCTGGAGCAAAGTTTAATTGCACTCCAACTGGTCTATTAGTTGCATCACCTTGCCAGACATAACCACTATTTAAATTAGGTAAATTACCAACTGCAATAGTCGGTTGTAGCGCTGGGCGATTATCAACTCCGCCTATCCATAAATTATTAGCATTTAAAACAGGTAAATTACTAATATCTATAACTTGAGTAGATTGAGGGATGCTATTAACATCACCTATCCAAATTTTATTTGGCGCTAATAAAGGAAGATTTTCTACGCCTATTCTTGCCCTTGATTCAGGAACATTATTAACTCCTCCCATTAATACTTGATCTTGTGTAATAGTTCCAGCGACAATAGATCCATTACCTAATGAATCAGTTTTTAACCAAGAGTTAACTGGCAAATTAGATAAAAACTGTGAACCTGGCATTAAAGTTTGTAATACGGCATTGCCTTTACCTAATATAAAATTAGCACTAAAAAACCTAAAATTAATTAAAGCAATATCACCTTCTACTATTAATAAAGCTGTAGACTCTTCAGGTCTATTTGCATCTGTACCATGCCATATTTTACCACCTGATATAGTAATAGGAGTAGTTGGATCAAGAGGATTTGGGACATTAATACTAGTAGTTCCAAGATTTGGTAAGTTATCAATAGTAATCGTTTGATTTGGTTGCGGTCTATTATTTGAATCCCCTATCCATATATTATTTTGAGTAAGATTAGGAAGATTACTTTGTAAAATAGTAGGACTTGCAACAGGGAAGTTATTTACATCCCCTATCCATATATTAGTATATGTTAAACTAGGTAAAGGGATATTGTTAGTAGTACTGACAATACCAGCAGTATTAAACATAAATCCATCAGCCAAAGAATTTAAAACCTGACTATTTGGTAATTGTGTATTTGGAAAACCAACTATAAAACTTGATGCAGCTAAACTATCAAAATCATGTTTCATATCAATTATATCAAGGCGCATGTCTATCAGAGCTGGAGATGGTATAGCTACACCATTTCTATTCCCAACTAATACATAGTCAGGATCAGACAATATTCTTCCTGTGACTGGGGAGATGAAATTGTATAAGACATCAAGTTTCATGCTGTTAAATGCCCTATGAAATTACTGATATTCGCTATATCATTGTTAAAATACTCAGTCACAGAATTTTCGTAATATTGCAATATTTCTGGTGTTGAATTATCAAGCTCAGTATCTCTTATAGGATCAAGATAATACTGCATTCGATAGTTAAAGAGATTAGACAATGTATATTTAGCTCTTATCTCAAGCTCCTTCGCTGTGATTTCTTGTGGGCCACCTCCCATTGCGCCAATTAAATACATAATTAAATTAGCTCCTTCTAAAATACCCAAATTATCAATATTTTTTAATGAGTTCATTTGTTTACTACTTAATTGCCATTTATCTGCATAGAGTTTAGGAGATTCTCTAAGTTCTATTAATTCAGCTTTGGCTTTTTGGATAAGGGTATTTGAGGGGCTAGGAAATCCTATATCACCTAAGCCAGTTCCGATAGAAAGTACACAATACCTATTAGCTGTTGGTTTAATAGCTTGAGCCACAGCCAACGAAAAAGATGAAGGATTATTTTGTACAACCCCGCCATCAATATATGAATCATTACCAATATTCCATGCTGGAAAGTACAAGGGTGCGGCACTAGTTGCCATAGCCACATCGACTGCTAAATTATTTTGTCCTGTAAATATTGGAATAATAGTACTATTAGAAAAATAGATAGGAGTATTTGTATTTTGAGAAAAATCTGGATTAGCATCATTCTTCTCAAAACTGGTTATTAGCACTTTAGTTTTCATATCAGCAAGAGTGTTAGTACCAAACACGGAATCTAGTTTGCTTTTTAAGCGCATTGTTCCTATTCCAGCAGTAGTACTTGGATAAAATGTAGGATTACTGAAAGGTCCACCCACAATAGTATTAATTTTGGTTAAGGTAGAAGGCGTAAAAGAAGGGCTTGATGAACTAGTTGTAAAAATCCAAGGTCCATCAATAGTAAAGAAGCTTTGCAATTCAGTTGGCGACATTCCTAAAGCGTAGGCTAAAGCTTGCAGTCCACCAATAGAGCTACCAGTAATTATATCAAAATATTTCCAAATTTCATTAGGATTAATTCCCCACAACTGCACAAACAATTTTAAAAAGGTTGCGGATATATAGCCTCTCATTCCACCACCGTCTAAAGATAGCACCCTTAATGTATTTGAGTCGCTCATTTAAAAAAATCTCGGTTTATCATTATAGTGATATCTCATTTCAACTTGTCTTTTTGTTCTAGCCATAGGCAGCCCGTCTAGTATTACAAACTCTAAGGCATTCATTAAATGGTCTCTACCTTTTGCAATTTTTCCATCCTGCTTCCTTGAATACCCACGCCATTCTTCCATAAACTTGATGCAGCTATTAAAGACTTTAAAGCGTCCAGTTCTAATGCGCTCAAGCACAGAGTCAACGGCTAACTCCTTTGCATATTTTCCTTTATTTAACTTCAATCCAGCTCTTGCATAATCATCAATTAGCTTTGCTCCGTCACGCTGAGACCCCTGATTTACGGCTGGATCGCAAATTCCAGGTATCCAATCGCATCCCATAATCATGAGCGAAGCAGCGTGTTGAGCGGCAGTTTTCTCTGTGACTGAATATTCTTTATAAACATAGATAATATCGTTATCCTTATCGTGAGCTAAAAACACAACTGCCGTTGGAGCGAAAAAGCCAACATCCATACCGAATACACATGACCAATGATTTTTTATTTCAATCGGTTCAATCAAAAAGTCAGCTTCTGCTACTTGATATACAAGACCAGTCCCAACGCTAGGGATTCCTTTTTCTCTAGCTTCTAGTTCATATGGCTTCAATGTGGCTCGGAGCTGTTTTTTGGTATCATCCGACAGGTGTAAGTTATCATCCCAAGTAGCTTGTATGTAATATTTGCCGTTAAATATGATTTCGGGATTAGTGCGTATCACCTCCTCATCCTCTTGTAAATCTTCAATAGATTGTATTTCTTGTGGCTTTGGTTTAGTGACTCGATGCTCTAAAAAATAGGACATCATTTCGGTATAACCTTTGAGCGGTGTCATCGTCAAAATAAGCCTACCTTGTCCTTTGCCGTCAACATCTGCAAGACGCATGGCGCATTCAGTGTATACATCCTTTGGCGGCTCTTCGTCTAAATGGATAAGATGACATCTTGCTCCTTGAAACTTCTCTCTCCCCTGCTTGTAGGACTTAAAATATAGAGTTGATACGCCACCGCTAGAATGCTGTAACTGTACATAGTCAATAGCTCCGTTCACACCAGATAACATTGCCTTTTTCAGTATTAAACTCGGATGGATTAGACCGTTAGTAAATTGCCCCTCAGTCGAATAACCGCCTATAAGCATTTTCTGCAATACGTTTCTTGTGCTCTCGTAATTTTCGGAAGCTACCCAAGCAACAATAGAATGATTAAATTTATGACCAATCCACCAATCAGGATAGACGCCCGTTAAATGGATTGCGTCTTCAATGCACCCACAATAAGTTTTGCCTGTTCTATTGCCTGCTAGAAATAGACGTTCAATCGCTTCATTGCCCGCCGTATGAAAATTCTCTTGCTTAGGGTTGGGCGTATAAAACCAGAATCTTTTTTGAGTCTCTTCGTTGAGATCGCATTGTTGCGCTAACATTTAGTATCATTATTTGTTTACTAAATTATAGCAGAATTTCCTATCCACAGAAGGGGGTTGAAGAGTTTGAATAAGGATAGCGGTATATCTATATATACTAATTATGGTATATACTTATATTAGTATTTGATAAATAAAGTATAATGGTATATTATTATATACTGAATACAATAAATTGGTATATACATGAAAATAATTGCAATATTAAATCAGAAGGGAGGATGTGGCAAAACCACTATAGCCATTAACCTTACTCACTCGTTACAGAACAAAGGTTACAAAACTTTACTTGTCGATAGCGACCCACAAGGTTCAGCTCGTGATTGGAATGCAGAAAATGACGGTCAAATTATTCCAGTTATTGGACTAGATAGAGAGTCATTAGCTACGGACATAAACGCTGTAAAAGATAGTTATGATTTTATTGTAATAGACGGTGCGCCATCAATAGCTAAATTAGCAATAGCCGCAGTGAAAATAGCTGATTTTATTTTAATCCCTGTGCAACCCTCTCCTTGGGACATCTGGGCTACATCTGATCTGGTTGATATAATAAAAGCACGACAAGAAGTTACTGATGGTAAGCCTATTGCCGCCTTTGTGATAAGTAGAGTTATTAAAAACACTAAACTTAGTATGGAGGTCATAGAGGCGTTAGAGCCTTATGAAATACCAATTTTAAATTCATATACTACTCAACGAGTAATATATCCTACTTCGGCTAGTGAGGGCAAAACGGTATTTAATGAACATACTATGTTTAGTGATGCAACACTTGAAATAGACGCAATAAGAGATGAAATAATAGGAGTACTTAATGGCACTAAAAATTAAATCAAATAATAGAATTAGTCACAATAAGGAGGAGTCTTTGAAAGAAGTCTCAAAAGAGAAAATGGTAACCTTAACTGTACTTGTACCAGAGTCTTTAAGGGCCAACTTCAAGGTGAAAACTATTCGCAATAAGACTAATGTTACTACAGTTATAGTAAATTATATTAAAGAATATACAAAAGCCCCTTGACCCTTTTACCCTCTTTTATTATCTTGACCTACATGTCTTGAAATATTGTATGATTAACTGAAAAAATTTAAAGATTAATGGAACAAACTAAATTTGTTGAAACGATATTGGATATACTATCATCAATTTCTGACATCAGCACAGATACAACCAAGGAATATATTGGTTTATACAAAGGTAGAATAATGTTTGGCAAGATAATAGAACAAAAGATTTTTCTATTAAATCATGTCTATATATTTACTGAAGTAGAAAATACACTAATAACTAGACTACTTAAACCAGAATTAGAAAGAGACAAAGCTGATCTAGATATATTTTTACTTCAATCTACTAAGGCTTGGTGGTTAGCTTGTGGTGAAATCATAAATACTTCAAATATACGTGCTGTTTTAAAAAAAATTTAACGTCAGTTGATTTAAAACTAGCATGGCATTATAAAATGATTTGGGGATATTTAACACATGAGGCAAAAAATGACTACCTCAGTTGATAGATATGTAGGGGAGAGAATATACTCGCTGAGACTTGCTCATGGGCTTTCTCGTGCCCAACTATCGAAGAGTATTGGCGTTACTCACCAACAAGTAGAAAAATATGAAAAAGGCAGAAACAGAATTTATGCAAGTAGATTGCTTATAATTGCAAAAGCTTTATCAAAAAATATATCTTATTTTGTAGAAGGGCTAGAGTCTGATGACAATAAACCTGTAGTAACACAGCATCAACGTATGTGCATCGAAGTATCACGTAACTTTATGAGAATCGAGAATCCTGATCATCAAGCTGCTGTTAATACATTGATAAAGTCGTTAGCCAAGTAGATGTTGAAGAGCAGCCGACTTAAAGACTCACCTTACGCACCAGCTGCTAATTTGTATAAATTTTGCAATTCCAGCATTGTTGCCTGATTTGCTCTAAGAATTAATTTATATTTCAATGCAAAGTGGTTTACACAAGTTTTTAATTGAAGCATCTCAAGCTTGCAAAAGGCAATGATTGAAGCAAATATATGGGGTTCTTTGCAGGAAGGTACGGATTTTCTCGGCATAGGTGTTTAACCCTTTAGTTATAAGGCATACAGAGGGTGAGTTGATTTTAAAATGATGAGGTGGGGGTGCCTTGAAACCCTTTTAGACTAAGGTGTTCAGCTTTTGGGTGATTTTCATGGCTTTTGGCAAAGTAGATTTGTGCCTATTATTTTGCTAGTTCTGCTACGATAGCTCGGTAATATACAGAGCGGCTAATCCCTACCATGCGACAAATTTCTGTTACTGAAAAATCTTCTGATTTTGTGAATGATTTTAATTTTTTTAGTTTGTCAGCAGTTAGAGCTTTGGGTCTCCCACCTTTTCTGCCTTTACTATGAGCAGCATCTAAACCTGCTTTGACTCGTTCCTTTATCAACTCTCTTTCCATCTCAGAAAATGCTGCACACACAGTAAAAAGCGCCATTCCCATTGGGGTTGTAGTATCAATATTATTTTCTAACGCAACAAATTCAACGCCTCTATCTTTAAAGTCATTGATCAACTCAATTAATTTTGTCATTCTTCGACCTAAACGATCAAGACGAACAACACATACAATATCACCTTCTCTTAATTTACCAATAAGATGATTTAATTGTGTTCTGTCGTCTTTAGCTCCAGAAACTTTTTCTTTATAAATTTCATGGCAACCAGTTTGAGTTAATTTTTCCACTTGAATTTCCAAGCTTTGTTCATTTTTTGAAACTCTAGCATAACCAAATTTCATTTTTGCACCTTTGTTTAAAAAATCTGTTCCAGAAACCTTAATAATATGCTATTTTTTCTCTAAGACAATTGGTATTAGTTTTGAAGCAAATTTTTGGTCAGGAATGTCGGAAAATTACAATGTTATTCTGGGACACCTAAAACACTCGTTTTTGGAATGGTAAATTATGGCAAGACTAAGAATTTTATCAGATGATGATTTTGATAAATTATATAAAATACCTAAACTTAATAATGAGGAACGTCAATTTGTTTTTGAATTAGATGAGATTGATAAAAACTACTTAAATACAATTAATAGCATTCCTGTAAAAATCAATTATATTTTGAATTTAGGTTATTTTCGTACATCTCAATATTTCTTTTCTTTTACATTTCAAGCAGTCAAAGAAGATGTAAGATTTATTATAAAGTCTTATTTTGCGGGAAGTTCTTTCCCTATGAAGCAAATAAGTAATCGACAATACTACTCAAATCGTCAAGTTATCCTCAATAAATATGAAATGTCTTTATATACCAAGAGTTTTCAAAGTCATTTATCAAATTATCTAAAATCTGTAGTAAAACAGCACTCTGTCCCTAAATACCTATTTGATTCTCTCTTAGATTACTGCCATCAACATAAAATCATTAGGCCATCCTACTCAATATTACAAGATTTAGTCTCTGGAAGCTGCAATAACGAGAAGCTACGTATAAGTAATAAGCTCTATACAATAATGGATAGTTCGCTGCGTAAGTCTTTAAGCAAGCTTTTGGAGAAAGACGACTTATTTTATCAACTCACTCTGATTAAAAAAGACCAAAAAGATTTCACCACCAATGAAATAAAATCAAGTGTCGAAAAGAACAAGTTATTATTTGAAATATACCACAGTTCAATTGAAATTATAAAGCAGTTAGATATTTCAGAACAAAATGTAGCTCACTATGCTGAGTTAGCTGGACAATATACCGTATATGGATTGAGAAAACTTAAGCAACCTAATCTAGCAAGGTTATATCTGTTATGCTACGTCCATTATAGATTTTTAAAGATTAATGATCACCTAGCCAGTAGCTTCATTCATAAAGTTAATGGCTATATTGACGATGCTGACGCTTACCAAAAGGAAACAATTTACCTTGCTCAAGTAACGGATAAAGATAATCGTGATTTGGCTGCAAGTATTTTATCGCTACATATAAATAAAAAAGTTCCTGATAATGAGCTGCGTAATAAGTCTTTTGTAATTGTTGCTAAAGAAAAGTTTCAGCAATTTATTCAGAAAATTAGAAAGCCCCATTTGAGTCCAGATTTTTACAGATGGCAGTATTATAATAAAAATGCACCTGCAATTAAACTAAATACTAGGTTAACCTTCAAAGCTCTGGATTTTCAAACTAAGTCCAAGGATCTTAGCAAAGCTATTGCATTTCTAAAAACTCATTTTGATAGTCATAAGTCATTTAGTGACTATCAATTTGAAGACGTTCCTCTTGAATTTATTTCTCCACCACTAAGGCGCTATGTGATTACGAAAGTTAAGTCGGGGAATAATAAAAAGAAAATTAAGGTTATCAATGCTGATGCTTATGAATTTATGTTATATACTCATATTGAAAAACACCTAGGCAAAGGAACTGTCACTATCAAAGATAGTTTAAGTTACAGATCCCTTGATGATGAGCTTATTAAAAAAGAATACTGGGATAAAGACAAAGATAGTATTCTACATAACCTAGGAAATCAGCTAATCTCAATCGATATTGAAAAAATATTAGACAATTGTGAATCGTTACTGAGTAAACGCTATAAAGAGATCAATCAAAAGATTAGTTCTGGTATTAATAGCAAGATTAAGATTAAATATAATAAAAAAGGAGAAGTGACTAGTTGGAAGATGCCTTATAAAAGGATAGAAGATAGCGTTAATAATCCATTCTATGAAAATATGAATATTTCCAGTTTAGGTCAAATTATTAAGTTCACAAATCATCATACAGATTTTATAAAGAAATTTACTCATATCTTGCCAACTTATAGTAAAACCCAAGCAGAAGAAGCTTCGATTGCAGCTTGCTTAGTAGCTAAAGGTACGGGAACAGATATATATAAAATGAAAGATATAAGTGATGTTAAAGAGCAGGATTTAACATCTACATATAATAGTTTTATCCGTTATAAAACACTAACTGATTCAAGCGATACAGTAATGAACAAGATAGCTAAGCTGCCAATATTTGAGAAGTATACACTAGCAGACTATGGCATACATGCAAGCGTTGATGGGCAGAAGCTAGAAACACGATATAACACAATTAAGGCAAGGTATTCTTCGAAATACTATGGATTTGGTAAAGGCATTTCGGCTTATACACTATTTGCTAACTGCTTGCCATTATGTACTAAAATAATAGGTTCAAATGAACACGAAAGTCACTACCTTCTAGATGCCCTAAAAAGTAACACCAGTGACATTAGCGTTTCTGCGGTATCTGGTGATATGCATAGCATCAACCGCGTCAATTTTATCCTACTTTATATGTTTGGCTATAGGTTTATGCCAAGATTTACGAAGCTTGATCAAAAAGTGCGTGACCACATGGTAAGTTTTGATGCCCCTGATTCAAGTCGATATAAAGGATGTCTTATCAAGCCTAATAAAAAAGTAAATAAAAGTCTTATTATCAAAGAATCGGATAATATGTTAAGAATCCTTGCAACATTAGGGCTAAAGAAAAACACTCAGAGCAGTATTGTAAAGAAATTATCATCATATAAATCTAATGATACGTTGAGAGCCTTGATAGAATTAGATAAAATCATTATGACTCTTTATATTCTGGACTACATAGATGATGAAGAAATGCGTAAATGTGTTCACCGCTCCCTAAATCGTGGAGAATCATATCACCAACTAAGATCAGCTATTGCTAAGGTAAGTGGTAGAAAGTTAATTGGTAAAAATGAAATAGAGCTTGTCATTAATAATGAATGTGCCAGGTTGTTGGCAATATGTATTATCTTTTATAATGCATCATTATTATCAGGAATATATGAATATTGTAAAAATAATGGAATGCTAGAGGAATGCAAAAAAGTCCTCAGGTTATCGCCTGTTGCGTGGATTCATATTAGCCTTATAGGAAAATATGAATTTACAAATAATGTTATACTTTTGGATCTGCAGGGAGTTATAGCTCAATCAGTATGTAACCTTCAGATATAATTGATACTAAAAACGAAACAAGGTAAAAAAATCAGAAGAGGGAATTCAAAAAACTTGACTGATACTAATACAACGGCTACCCTAAACAAGTGTTTAGGGTAGCTAAGAAAAAGAGCTTACCTAGAATTTCAAGCTGTCCATCTATCACAATAATACTCGTATTCCAAGAACATTATCAAAATTAAATCGTAAAAAATACTGTGATAAATCTTACGTTTCCAATAACAGTGCATTTGATACTAATTTAGACACAGAAAAAGTTCATATGAAAATCATCCAAAAGCTGAACTCCTTGCTTTAAAAGGCTTTCAAGGCACCACCTCCTCATCATTTTAAAATCAACTCGTCCTCTGTATGCCTTATAATTAAAGGGCTAGACACCTATGCCGAGAAAATCCGTACCTTCCCGCAAAGAACCCCTATATGATTTGATTGAGATGTCACTTTCTTTGTGGGCGACTTCGCTAAGCTAGCATTTTGCTTGATTGATTTATGATATATTTCGATTTGCCACCGTTTTTGGTAGATTTCGTATAAATAATCAGCCTCATGGTCAAGATCATTTGATACTAAATAGAGAATGCCAGTTGAATTATCTTCGTTTATGAAAACTTTCTTAATCAGTGTCACAGGGAATTCTATTCCCTTAAGCCACACCTTAATAGACTGACCTCCTTTTAGATTTAATGATGAGACTTGTTGAAATTGACCTTTCATTTTATCATTCTGCGATAAAGCTATAGTACGATTTGATTTTATACCTATAATAAAATACTTCTTCAAACTATGTATGTATTCCAGATTATCCTTTGCTCCAAACCAGTTGTCAGCTAACACATAATCAAATAATATTTTATTCGTATGACTTTGTTTTATTAAATTACGAAAATGCTCGTTCTTAGTAAGGCTTGCCTTTTTCTTTACTTTTTTACTCTCAACATCACAAAACACTACGTCTTTATGTACGATCTCGTAACCTACAGGCAGTGATACATCGCCATAACGGACAAGGCATGAAAGTATATTGACTCCTTTAACATGAGTTCCTTTAGCATGTGAATAATGCCAACACATAATTTCATTTTCATCAGTATAAGGCTTTTCTTCAATCGAATCGTCCAATATCAAAACCCCACCTGTTTGCTTTTCATTCTTTCTAATTTCATCCTTGATATAAAGCCACAAATGTTGTGATCCTAAGGCTGTGCCATTGAGGAATCTGGTGAATTTATCGTGGCTCATCGCACCACATAATAAATCAGCCAATCCAGTAGATGTTGCGTAGTTATTTTGACAAATTAAATAGTCTGTATAAATATCTAGTGTCGCGTGCATTTTAATTAATTAATCTTTATTTATAGAATTATATATCTAATCTTACATCTTTATACAGTTTTTCTCAACCATGAGTAAGGTGAGTTAAAGAAATAGATAATACTTGACCCTTTTACCAATTCAATGTAGCTTGTTATTGGTTCTGCCTTGCAAGACAATTCGGTCTCATAAGCTAGTCTTTGGCAGAACGCATCCCTACACACTTTAAAGCTAGAAACAAAATGACAAAAGAAAGAGATATAATAGAAGTTGAAATAGAAGCTAACGCAGCGAGCGTTCCTTTATTACTGAGTGTCAATAAATGCGGTGATATGCTCAATACTAAAGAACGTTTCATAGGATATGTAATAAGACACATCGAATCCATTCTTGACAGAGAGTTTACTCAAAGAAAAGATATACAGAGTATTATAAAAGTTTCAGCTGATTTGAACATACTTACCGCTAGCCAAGCACCTAAGCTAAACACAGACGGTAATCTGGAGAATGTCTTGATTACAGCAAAATTAAATAATGAAAGCGAAGAAATAATTAGTTGTGACGATAGCCACATAAGACTTAATTTTTAGCTCCATCTAAAAAACCATTAAGGAATACATAACGCTTGACGATTTCAGTCTTTCGATGTAATTTTAGATAGTTCTGTCAGCGATAGAATGAAATAGCTGCGTTTGTATCGAGACAGAACGCCTCCCATTTTTTCGAAAATCTTCAAAAACCATTAAGGAAAAAACTACCCTAAATTCGGTCGCATAACATAGGTTATGGAAATTGTTGCCAAATTACAACGATTTTTTACTAGAGAATGTTAAAGAATTAATTAAAGTTAGTTACTTGTAAGCGATTAAAAGCAATAAAATTATTCCCACTACTATAAAAAACCAAATCATATATCCTCCTTATCATTAGCAGTTAACCATAAGTGCAACTGCCTACCCTGTGCGTCAGTCAGCTTGGAAAATACATTATCTGTAGGCTTGGTTACTTGTTCTTTCTGTTCAATAGCCTTAAGTACTCTTACCTCGTTCAAAGCTTCCTCGTGAGTTAGCTCTTTAAATTTAGGCAACTCTTTGACTATCGACTCTACTCTTCCGTCAGTTGTCGTGTCTTTCGCATCAACTACAATAGTCGGTTGATGTACCTTTTTCGGCACTAGCTCTTTAAAGAATATTTGATGCGCCCACCCTTCTTTCGCTTCCATAGCTTCCCATAGTATATCAAACGCATCTTCATACTTTTCAGAAGCTAAAGTCTTAAACTTTGCAAATTTTATAGTCGTGGCATTAACTGCTCCTTTAGGTCGACCATTTGGATTGGCTACTTCACCTTTTTTAAAACCTTTTGTTTTAACAGCTATTGCCATTTAATTATATTTAGTTATTAATTTATAACAAATATACCATATTTTACTCAATTCCGTAATTGATTAATGTAGTCAAAATCGCATCTCTATCAGTTGTCAACGTAGCAGCTTGAGCAATTAGATCAATCGAGCTTGACGGTCTATAGCTTGCCAGTAAAGTGGCATTAAGCATTACTTGATCGCCGTTGTTTACTAAAGCCGTTAGTAATTGATCAACGATCGGTTGTATATCAATAGTAGCCATATGGTTCTCCTTCTTTTTGTTTATAATGGTTTACTTCAGCTTGTAGCCTTTGTTTCTTTCTCTCTGCATAATCTTTTCTAAATTGCTCCAAAGCAACGAATCTATCACAAGCATCACTGAATTTTCCCGCTTTTATATCCTTTTGAGACCACTTCCATTTTTCTGCCAGCTTTTGTACCGTATCGGAACGTTCGTGTTTGCTTGTGCCTTGCTGTAGTTTCATTCTTCCACCTCATCTTTTAGTTCGAGATCTAAGAAGGTTACTATCTTGTCAATTTTGCTATTTAAATCCAGTAACTCGTCTGAAATAGTTATCATCGGTAACCAAATCAAAAAGCCTAAAAGAACAGTAAGAAATGCGGACAATGCTATGTTCTTCATATCTTCTCTCCTACAATTATCCAATCATTTGCTTCAACATCA